GATGTGTTCGTTGCACCTGTAGTGGAAGAAGTCGCTGAGTAGTTTGTTATGTCTCCTAGCGAATGGATAGCCTTAATAGTCGGTGTCATCACCATCGTTACTGGTGTTTTGGCAGGCTTTTTGTGGCTAACCAGAGTGGTGGTTCGGGATGAGTTGACTAAAGCGACACGCCCAATCCAGCCGGGGTATCGCAATGGGGGTGACTCTTTAGCGGATGTTGCTGATACTGTGCGCCGTATCGCTGAAAAGATTGGACTGGAGGATTAATGAGTTGGTTGGTTTCTCGTGAAGGTCGTAAATGGATTTATGGAGTTTGCCTCGCTGTTGTTCCGCTGTTTGTAATTTATGGGGTGATAGATGGAGAGGCTGCTCCGCTGTGGATTGCGATGATCGGTGCGATTGTTGCTCCGTCATTAGCCCTAGCAAATCTGACTCCGTTCCCTGATGAACCGTATGATTTATCTACTGTTCCTGAGGAGGAATAATGTTTACTCGACGTTTTAAGAGGGTTTTGAAGGCTGAACTTGGTGACAAGGTTGTCTTCCAGAAGAAGTGGTTTGTTAAGCGTAGGGTTGCTTGGCGTGGCCCTAAAAGCCTTCCTGTGGCTTTGATGCTGCATCACACCGCTGGGGCTGCTACGGATTCAACGAATCCTAAGGCTAAGGGTAATCAGAAGGGTGCTAACAACGGGATTATTAACTTTATTCAGAATCATTATCGGGTTCCGGCAGCGAACTTCACTCTTGACCGTGATGGAACTGTGTATGTTCATTCCGTTTTTCCTGTGTGGCATGCTGGTAAGGGTTCGTTTAAGGGTAAGTTTCCTTGGGATGGTTTTAATATTCCTGACAACATGGGTAACGATTACTTGTTGGGTGTGGAGATCATGTCTAAGGGTAAGAAGAAGGATTTCACGTTGGCTCAACGTAAGTCTCTTGTTCTTCTTCAGGAGGCGTGTGGGGTTGCTTGCCGTTGGCCTGAGCGGAAGCGGAAGGCTACTGTCCGTCATCCCCGTCACAGGGATTGGACTACCCGGAAGCCAGACATTGTGTACGACCAGTCTGAAGTAAATAAGTGGATGGGATGACCGCTAATCAAGCAGTAGTTTCTGCTGCTTCTTCTTGTGGTAAGGCTTTAGAGTTGGGGACTCGTAAATGGGGTCTTGATTCTACGCATCACAAAAATTTGTTTCCAGCGGATTGTGATTTCACTATGACTGATTACCTTGAGGGTGATGATGTTGATGTGGTGTCTGATGCACACGATTTCAAAGAGTTTTCTGATGATTCGTTTGAAGGTGTGTATTCGGCTTCTACATTTGAGCATATCCAGTTCCCTTGGGTGGCTGCTGCTGCGTTGTTCAGGATTATTAAGAGCGGTGGATGGTTGTATGTCGCTACTCATCAAACTTTTCCTGTGCATGGATACCCGTATGACTATACGCGGTGGACTGATGCTGGATTAAGATCATTATTCGAGTGGGTTGGGTTTGAGGTGGTGGAGGCTAATATGACTGATAAGTGTGTGATTGTTCCTCCTTCTAATATCACGGTATGGGACACTAACGCTCCTGCTTATTTGGGTGTTGAAGTGTTTTGTAGGAAGCCTTAGTCCTGTGTCCCATAGAGTCTGGTTAATATCAGATTTACAGGTTCCTTACCACGATAAGCGGGCAGTTGACGCTGTTGCTCAGGCTATTTCTGATCTTAGAGCGCCTGATGACATTGTTGTTACGGTGGGTGATGAAATTGATTTGCCTCAAATTGGACGCTGGACTCAGGGTAAAGCCGGTGAGTGGGAGCGCACGATTGGGCGTGACCGTGACCTGACTGTGGAGATATTAGCCAATCTGGGGGTGGATCATTGTATCCGGTCCAATCATACTGACCGTCTTCTAAATGCCCTCACAAGCCGTTTACCGGGCCTTCTGGGGCTACCTGAGTTGGATCTAAGGAACTTTCTGCGTCTTGATGATCTAAATATCACCTACCATGAGGAAGCCTTTCGCGTAGCACCGAACTGGGTAATCATGCACGGTGACGAATCAGGGGTGAGTGGTGTTCCGGGCCAAACTGCGTGGGCACTCACTCAACGCGTGGGTATGTCTGTGGCTTGTGGGCACACACATCGAGCCGGTATTCGTCCTCATACCCAAAGTGTTAATGGGAAGATAACCCGAACCATGTATGGGATGGAAGTCGGATGTCTCATGGACTTCAACCAAGCGAAATACACAAAAACACATAACTGGCAGCAAGCCTTCGGTATTTTGCATGTGGATGGGAATAAAGTTTCACCATCACTTATTTATATTGATAACAAGTCATTCGTTGTGGAAGGAAACCGTTACTCATGGTAGACCCAACTGTCGCTGTAGAAGCAATCCGTTTAGTTGATGAAGACCGTAACGATTCATACGGTAGCCCTGAAGAGAACCTTGGACGCATAGCAGCCATGTGGGGTGGGTATCTGGACAAAGAGGTTACGGCTCAAGATGTAGCGTTGATGATGGTTCTAGTCAAGATCAGTCGCTCTAAAGCCGGTTACGCTAGGGATAACGCTGTGGATGGTGTGGCATACTTTCTGATACACGATTCAATGGCGAGGGATGAGTAATGGCGATAAGCAAAAACCTGATAGCGAAGGTTACCTATGGTGAACTTCGTGTGGAACTTATCGCTGAGGGTGCATCGTGGAATCCTGATGTAGCGGATGATCTTATTAAGCGTGTGAATAACCTGTGGAAAGAATCATTGAACGCTATGGTTGAAACAAACGCATGGCAGTTGATTGATTCGGATCAAGATGAAGACTGATGGAAGAGCCTTTAGTAGCGTGTGATCGTTGTAAGCAGCCCGGTGGTTTAGCGCATAGGGGTTGGCATTTGTTGTGTGCAGAGTGTGTGCGTCAGGATGAAATAGAGTTTTGGGAAGACAAATTAGATCCTTGGGAGCGTTAAGTTTAAGTAATAACATGGAATAAAGAAAACTATGTTCCATGTTAAACGCAAAAATCGCAACCAAGCCCCTACAAAAGTCGCACTCCACGAAGCGAACTATCCCTGACTAAGTGCTTCATTCCATTCTTTCGCTCTAGCCTCTATAGACCAATCCTTGTTTACTATAGCCCAACCAATCGCTGAGGTTTGCTTCCTTGTTTTGTAGTCAAGGAACCTTGACGCTGCCTCTTTCCATTCATCCGCTGTTGTTGCCAATACCCCCACTCCTGTTTCATGTAACACTCTGTATTCGGGGAGATCACTAGCGATGAATGGTATTCCACCAGCCATGTATTCTAAACCTTTGATGTTGCTTTTAGCATGGTTAAAAGGAATATCGTTAAGGGGCACGATCCCTACATCAAACTTAAACCCCGATGCGTAATCGTTAATATGAGTTAAAGGGCTAGTCATAACACGGCGCGTTGCTATTCCCGTTACCTCAGCGAACGATGGTGCATCAGGGCTGTGGCCTGCATGATGAAAGTACAGGTTGTGTTCTTCGAGGAAGTTAGGTAGCCATTCACGCAACTGCTCTAAATCGTTGTTCCTGTAGTTAGTTGCACCTGCCCACCCAAATACAGGTTTCTGTGTTGTGTGTTTCCTACGCTCAAACTGTCTTATTGATACGCCATTCCGTATCATGTACACGTTTTCACGCTGCTGAGAGTAAATGTCATACAAGAATGGTGTAGAGACTGTTACTGCGTCTGCTGCCTCAATGACCTGCTGATAAAAATCACGGTTAGCAACTTTATTTTTTTCTGGGTGAGTTTCAGCGTAGGCTTTATTCGCTGGTGTAAGAGCCTCATGGTAATCATCAATGTCCACAATGATTTTCTGTCCAAGAGCCTGCGCTAACTCTATTTGTTTCGGTGTCCAACGATTCATTAACAGTTTCAGTACTACCGTGTTGAACCCAAAGATTCCTGTGTCTTCTGTTTCTTTAACACCGAAACCTTGGTTAGCATCCCACGCTGGTAAACCCATGCGTCCTTTAAGACCAGCGACAGACATTGGTAAAAGGCAACGGTAGTAGGCGCACCCATTGGGAACCATGTAAGGGAATTTACCACTGTAGTCTGAGGTGATAAATGCTATTGCCATTAGCCTATGAACTCGTGACAACCGCATTTACATTCAGCATTACGGTGAGCATGACTACAAGCGATACATTTAATTGTTCGCTCATGCGTCTCAATAGGTGCTGCCACACGTGTTTTTTCATACGCCCCCGGTTCTGATTCTCCGGGTGTGGCGCAGTCGAGGTCGTCCCATTCTTTTGAAACCATGTGGTTTCCGGGGTGTCCAGCGGGGTGTTCGCATCGTGAACCGTGCTTATGGAAAGCCCAACATTGTCTTATTGTTTCAGTCATTTCTATCACCTTAAAATAGGGAGCGGTCCTCAGGAAACAGGTGGAAACTGAGGACCGCTCGTTTATCCTAGCAGAAACAGGAGGAATCTGCTAGGAAGTTCTGCGTTTCCGAACATCTAGTCGGTCGTGGCCTGAGCGTTCGTAGGCTTTCATGGATGATGCACCTACGTGTACCCATCTTATTTGGTGGGTTTGTGTTATGCCGTTGACGTTGGATAGTTTTTCGGAGGCTTCTTTCTTCATTTGCTTGCCTTCGTTTTCCATGTCCCTACCAGCGACATACATTTCTATAGTAGATAGGAGGTATTCGTCTTGGATGAGTTCTTGCCCATCGTTGACTTCTAACCCTCCACGGCAGATAGTGAAGAACTCGCAGATTTGCTCACATACCGCTGCTGCTACGTCTCGTGATGCGTCTTGGTTATTTTTGACTGCATATATAACGTCTTCTACCCATTGATCTATTTCAGCGGTGAGGCTGTTATCCATCTCTTCAATGAACACTATGGGTGTTCCTTCTTTACCTGACCTGTCAAAGTACACGTTTCCTACCCACACGGGTTTCTCTGGGTCGAATAGTCCTGACTGGACGCATCCCATCGCATACAAGTGACGCTGATATTTGTGTGACATGGAGGGTCCGTTGCGTTTAATCCATTGGAATCCGTTGACTGTTTTAATGTCTAACACCATGTTTGATTCTGGAACAACAATGTCAGGGTGTCCAGATATTTTTGCACCACTTGGTAGTTCAGCGGTGGTACGTATCTGGTCAATGCTTCCTACTAACCATCCAAGGTTCTTTTTAAGTGCAGCCTCAATGTAGGTGTGCATCGCTGTCCCTACGGCAGCCGACCATTTAGGTGGATCATCTGTTGGCTCTGTCTGCTTGGATACGAGGGTTGCTTTCTGTCGGCAGAACCCAATGTCTGATGGTCCAAGGATGCCTTCACGGGACTGCATGGTGCGTGGAGTTCTGTTTTCTTGGGCTGCTAACGCATCTATTACTGAGCGTTGTATTTCTTCGTTGAGGCTCATATTATTCTCCTATCGGTTCCACGAGTGTTTGTTTAACTACTGGCGCTGTTGAGCCATTGTTGTATAGCGATAGGCCGAACTGGTCACCAAGGTTTATTGCTGCTCTTTTGAAAGCATCTGACTCAGCGGTTTTGATTGCCATGTCGTGTGCTTCTCCTCTAGATGGTAGCGTGGAAGACCCTACTGCTGCTTCTGTATAAGAGGCTCCGTTAACTTTGAGGGTAAGGATTACTTTGTAGGCTACGTTCCAGCGACCGTCAGAGTTTTCTTCGTATGCTAATTCAGCGATACTGACATCTGATGACCAGTTAAGGAAACCGAAGATGCGGTGCATGTGGGCTTTTACATCCCATGCTTCTAGGTAAGAAAGGCTACGCCCTCCACCGCCTTTACGTTGAGCGATACGCTCACCATTTATTCCTTTGAGAAGGATTTCTTGCTGCCTTGATGTAATCATTTCTATCACCTATTTCCTGTTTGTAGTTACATGGTGTACTTTACTCTCTATGTATCACTATGTCAATCATCAGTCCATCAATGAACTATTTAATCCTCTAGAGGTAGAAACCGATCCACGAGCCAGACTTGAACTAATAAAAGGAATCAAATCAGAAGTCATAGACAGACTCGTCAACCAAATCGCTACCACTTGTTTTGAACTTAAAGTACTGGGCTGGTCAACTGGTCAAATAGCGGAAGCCTTTGACATCAGCGAACGAAAAGTTAAAGCCCTCATCAAATATTATTCAGATAAAACTAACAGGCACAATCCACTTGTTCGCCATAAGGCATCAGACATTGTTGATATTAGTTATCTAGTGTCAAAGAGTGGCGTGGGACTGGCTTCCCCTCCGAATCCCACGCCTCCTCTAGCGTAGTCGTTGTTCCATCGTTGTGCAATAGCACCCACCCCAAGTAGGTAAGTACAGGTTTCTTATCGCTCTGCTCTTGCTGTTTAACAAGATAACCAAGGTCATAAGATTTTTCCCTGTTGCTTTCTACCCACGCATGGCATTGGAAATGCAGATAGAGAGCGTTAGCAGGGCTACGACTATCCGGGTTCTTAGTCCCTCCCATACCCCTTGGCTTACGATGGTGCAAGTTAGGGTTGTTTACTGATGACCCACATATCTCACACTTATGGTGTGCCCTTTCAAGCACAAGGTCACGTGTTTTTGTTGTGAACTTCATTTCTTAAACAGGAAAACATAAACTCCGTATAGGAGACATCCCGCTAATCCTGCCATTAGTATTAAATATTCTGGCTGAGTCACCATGCTAATCATTTGTACCCTGCTTTCTTGATGAGTTGCACCAACATTTCAAATGGGAGCGTGGCGTATTGATCTTCAGGTTTCGCTGTTCCATGTTTCTTGTGGACAACAACACCGATGTCTCCTCCTGCGTTAGCAATCTCACGTTCAAGTTCCACGATCCATCCGGGAAGATTGTCTCGTCTGTGGTTCTTGCACTCAAACGTGAAAGGATTGCCCTCGCTGTCGGTGACACCATGTACATCACCCCTATCATCAGTCCACCCAGCGCGAGTCCTATCAGCGTCAAAGCCAGCACTTCTAAGATAATTAACAATACTTCGCTCATACGCACTCCCTTTGTTTTTCTGTGGGTTGCTCATTAGAAGTATCTTCCGCACTCAATACTGTTGCAGCGATACAAATAATGGTTAGTCGGATAACCACTGGTATAGCAATGAGGACAGAATGTATCTTCAACATACCTTGGTTTTGGCTTTGGATCATACGTGTCAGGGTTAAGCATTACCTCTCCTTAGTAGCACCTGTGCGCTTGTAGTGACCAATGCTTCTTACCAGCACCATGCCTCCATGCTGTGAAGAAAGACCGATCTTGATAGTAGCGATTCCATTTATGAATTGGCTTGTTACGAAGAGATTTTATTTCTTTCACATTTCCTCCTTCGTCAAGCATCATCCAAACTAACCCTTCTCTCCATTGAGAATCGAGAAATTGGTACGCGCCTCTCGCTGATGATGTTTTGTTTTTTGCCCTGTAATTGAAACGAGATTCGTGGAACATAATGCACTTGCGTACTTTTTCCCATTTAGGGTGATACCACTTGCCTTGGTAAGAACTTTCAGCGTATCCAATTGTTTGCGTTGATACTTGTACAGGTGCTACTGCGATAACGGCAGCGAGTAATAAAGCGATCATGTTTACTCCTAGAGTTATAGGGAGTGTCCACAGTTGGGACATTCCTTTGGCTTTCGGCCTTGCATGTCGTGTTCCCTACCGTTTAAGTAATCGGGATAGACATAGACCCGACATCCTCCTCGGCGTTCTTTTAACCGATAGATACGTTCTGCTTTGTGAAGAACGCTCAACACACCTGATGATGTGCCATGATGCCATCCTGTTTGTTCCGACAACTCCTTCCAAGTCATACCTTTTTCTAACCTTCCGTACAAAGAGCCTAGCGTATAGGCTTGAATATCAGAAGTTTTACCGCTCTTGTCGCTAGTTGCGGCACGTTCTTTACTGGTATCTGTGCCACTCCAACCTGATGTCCCTGCATAGGGCAATACTGTACTCATTCCATACTCCTGTCTGCTCGTTCTTCAATTGTTTCTTCAATGATTGTGCGTATTAGTTCCTCTGAAGGAATTGAATCGTAAGTAATTTCCCCATCTTGAATAACAT